TATCAGATATATAAATTAAAAATATAATTTGTCATTATTTGATATGTATAGATATATTACATAACATATCTATAAATAATATTGTCCAATTTTAATTGGAATAGCTGTAATAATTCATTCTTTAATGATAACAAATCAATATACACTGAATTATGTACATAATGTTGAGCATAACACCCTTTATATTTTCCAGTATTATAATTATATTCACATTTATAATTATAACTACAAAATCTGTATGATGACCTATGAATATCACTATATTTATTTTTATTAATAGGTAAACCTAATTTATAGCTAAGATACTCGGATATTTTTAATATATCATTAATTTTATCAATACATTTATCTTTGTTGGATAATACTAATTCTTTTATTTCATTACATAATTTATTTTCATATTTAAGTAAACTTATATCATCATTTGATTCCATATCATCCATATTTATATTTTTTTTATAATCCATATTATCATAACTGTTAATTAATGGCTGGTCATCAAATGATAATTCTTTTTCAATAGTTCCAGACCATGATACTCTTAATATATTACTGATCTGTTCCATACGTATACTTAATAAAAGATTATATAAAAAATAATACATTATCTTTTGTATTAATGGAGTGTTATTCTTCAGAATCTGATACTGATAGTTCGGACTGTACAACACATTATGCTGATTTTACAGGAGAATTGTTAAATAAAAAATATCTTATAATATGTTCTATTGGTGAAGGGTCATTTGCTACTGTTTGGTTAGGTTATAATACAAAAAATAATCAATATTATGCTATTAAAATACAAAATGATGATGCAAATGAATATGGAGAGGATGAAATAGATATTCTAAATAAATTAAAATCTTCTAAATGTAAAACTATTAATAAAATGATAGAAAGCTTTACATATGAACGATACGATGAATATGATGAAATATGTGAACATGTATGTATGGTATTTGAATTATTAGCTGGTTCTATATATGATATTATGAAAATAGAAAAGTATAAAAATGGATTATCATATAAAACTACTATAAATATATTAAAACAAGTCGTAGATGCACTAGGCGTGTTATATAATGATTACAAAACTATACATACAGATATAAAACCAGAAAATATATTATTATGTGGAGTTAATAATAGGATAAAGAAAATTACTGACAATTTTGATAAATTAAATTTTAATTCAATCTATAACAGATGTAAAAGAAGAGCAAATAAAAATAAAAAAAATAAAAAAAATAAAAATCATAAAGATCCTCTTAGTTTGGCATGTGAAGAAATTATGGAAAAGTTTAACAGATTAGACTTTTTTGATGATGATTCAGATTTTGATATAGATGATGTATATATGGATGAAAATAATATTAAAGTTAAATTATCAGATTTTGGTAATTGTTGCACTTCAAATTATAATCTATATGATATCCAAACAAGGCATTACAGAGCACCAGAAATTATATTGGAATATCCATACAATGGCAAATGCGATTTATGGTCACTTGGATGTCTTGTATTTGAATTAATAAGTGGAGAGGTTTTATTTGAACCAGAAAAACAATTACGAGTAAATAAAAATAAGGATCAATTGCACAAAATGATAGCTATATTTGGGGATATTCCGGAATATTTATTGGAAAATGCCGATAAGACAAAAATATACTATAGAACAAATGGTCTTCTTAAAAATAAACAATATATGGAGTATACATCTATCAATTATTTACTAAATAATTTAACTCACCTTTCAGATATTGAAAAAAGTAATATTTCTAATATAATATCTGGATATTGTAAATATGATCCGAAAAAGAGAGATAATTATACACATATTATAAAAATCTAGAAAATATATAGATTTTAAAATTATTTATTTGCTATTCATATCATGCATCATAGATTGATATGAATTTATTAAAATATTCTTCTATCAAGATATATTATAATTATGAAAAATGTATCAATTACAGATATATTAGGAAATTTTATAAACTGTAAACATCCACCACCATTTATAATAATAAATACACCTTATAATAATATACTTGATAAAATTGTTAGCTTGGGAAATAGTATTATATACAGTATATCCAAATTACATATACAATATATCCTAAATATGTTTAATATAGATTATAATAAATATTGTGTTACAGGAGATATACTTTTACCAATCAGATATAATAATTTAGTAAAAATATTATTAGTTAGTAGATATTCAACATATTCATCAAAACCTATAGATTTTATAAAGATAAATAATATTGCAGAGTTTAATATATGGAAGCCAATATGTCCTCCGGGATATGAATATATTGGATATTTAACATCAAAAGAACAACCGCAATTAGATGACACGATATGTGTCAGATCAGATATAATTCATATCCTAAATAAAGATAATCTTAATATATTTGGAATTAAGAAAAATACATCAATAGATAATAATATAGATTCTTTATCTGATTATAAGAATAATTGGTCGCATTTTAGTAGTTATGGTATAGGAACATGTAATAATCTCCTTGAATCATCATTTGCTACTATAAATATGGATAATTCAAATGATGTAGAATCAGATGTATCATTCGAGACATATGGAGGAAAATATGTTAAACTAGTGCAAAATGATAATCCATGGTTTAATATAAAAGATGATGTGCCAATAAATAAAAAAAAAATATATTATCAAGATAATTCAATCATACATTCATATTTAAATAATGATGACAGTAAATTTTATTATATAATATCATCACTTGTAACAATATTTATAATGTTAATCACCATAAGATATTATGTGTATAATATAGGGAGATAGATTATCTCCTTAATCTATCTCTTGATGGCATTCTATATTTATTTTTTGGTGATACGATTAATGAATCTGGTTCATATGTATCAATTATTTGTTCAATATCAGGAGTAAAATCAATTATTCCTTTATTATATAAATATCTTTTGGGAGCAAGTATATAAAAATCATCTAGAAAAGGATTTTTATCTGCAAATATTCTTACCATCTTCTTAACAAGCAATTTTGTATTTATACAATGATTGTCAACTATCCATATATAAAAATCAGCTAAATTATCTTTTTTATCCTTAAATTCCTTATAGATTTTTATATATATCTGATATAAGTCATCCCTATCTTCCCTTTTAAGTATTTCAGATGGACTAATTTCTTTAATTCTGTCAATATCATAATAATTAAAATATTCTTTAATTATTGTCCTGTCAATCTTATCATCAATGAATCTTTGTTTTCCATATTTTAGATAATTATAAATATCAACACAATAATTTCCCCCTGTAAATATTCTTGCTTTTGAGTTTGAATTTTTAACATTAAGTTTAAAGTTACATGACACATATTCGCTAAATATAACAACTTTATCAATACTAAAATATTGTGCAACTTTTGATACAAAATCTACCAAATCGACATCTTGTATATTGTTTGAATTTGGTGTTGATGAATATTTAAAATAATAATTAACATACATATATGGACTTTTATCTGATTCTCCAATCTCAATAATAAAACCAATATAATTATTTATTATCGTATACATAGAAAATCCATTATCTGTTTTTGCCGCATAAAACTTATTATAAACATCAATACTATTATACCATTCAGTAATTATAGTATACTCCTTTTTACCGATAATAGTCTTATATTGATGTATACTATTAACATATTTATCTATAAAAAATCTAACTTTTTCCATAATACTCAAACTATTTAACTTATCTATCATTAAAAAATTAACAATGTCTGATTCAGGTAATAATATCCTTTTCGGAAGGCTTATATCATCTGTACCTTTATATATAAATTCATATCTTGTTCTTACTTTAATCTGATATTTAGAATCAGTATGATAATATGGCACATTGTCATCTTTACGTACTAATTTTAATAATGCTCCTGGTGGCAGGATGATTTCTTGCTCTTCCGGAAAATTTGATACTGATTCAACACATAATGCTACACCCTTCCTTTTCGCAGGTAATTTTATTTTTAATAAGATAAATCCAAATTGATATGATTCTGGCTGATAAAAAGGATCTCTTGTAGTACTAATAAAACTAGGTGTCTTATAAATATCATTTATATTGATATCAGATAAATGAATATCATCTTTTATAAATCTATAAACTATATATTCTTTATCAAATGCAGGTGCTCCCCTTATAACTTCCCACATCTGTTTAATATTATGTTCTAATAATTTATTCTCATAATCATATCCAACAAGTCCTCTTAAATACTGATTCATAAAATAACTCCCTTGAAGAGTATAATATTGTATTAGTCCTAATGTATCATTTTGTATTATATATATTTGATGTTCTAATATAATATCTGAATTTATATCGTTCTCCTTTATTTTATTACATAAATTAATAATTTCTTCCGACTCATAATATTTATTGCTTTTTTTAATAAGTCCTAAATTTAGAGCCATATTTATTATTTCACTTCGGGAATAATATGGAGTTATATGGTCAAAATGAGATAAAAAAGAAGGCCTTCTACATACTGTAATATTTTTCCCTACTTGATTTGAATAATAATAAAATGTTTTGATATATGTATCATTTAATATTTTTAAATTAAATTGCTCAAGAAATTGTAACATTAAATCGATTTTTTTACATTCCCTATGTAATATTTTTTTCTTGTGAATATCCTCATAAAGATTACCTTTATCTGTCCCACTTGAATTTACATATTTTTCTATGTAAATTTTTCTTTTTTTAAGCATTTCTATAAGCTCTTTTGTAGGAAATCTATAATGTTGCTTTACTACTCTATCATATACATTTTCCTTATTAATTATATACATATTTTTCGTAAATTCATCATATAATGGTATTTTATGTTGAATTGTAGACAACATATCTTTTATATCTTGTATATCGTGTGTTTCAAAGTATTTTACAATAGAACTATTTTTTCCAGATTTTTTGTATTCTTTAATATCACTACTATTAGGAATTCTTGCTTCAAAATAGTATAAACTATCAATAACATCCTTTTCATCAATATATTTTAATTTTTTATCTTTATTGTGAAACAGTATTATCTTCATAATATACTATATTATGAAGAGTTAAATTTATAGATTAAGTTTGAGTAAATCAACAAGTATATTATACCTTGTATCTAATATATTTTTATAATTTATAAGATTATCTATAGTACACTCACATTCAAACGATCTCCATGTATTAAAATATTTTGAATTATGGTACTCTATATTTTTTTCCATATTTGATAATTCATTATGTATTTTATTAAGTATATTATTAACTCCAACA